CGCGACAGTGTGAAAGCGCAGCTCGATGCGGCACAGGCGACGCTGAAAAAGTTTGAGGGTATCGACCCGGAAAAAATCGGCAAGGAGCTGGAAGATTATAAAAAGCAGGCCGAGGAAGCGGAAAAGAAATATACCCGCGAGCTGACACAGCGTGACCAAAAAGCGTGGCTCGACAAAAAGCTGGATGAATACGGCGTGACCTCTGATTTTGCGCGCAGACAGCTTGTTTCCGACTGTATGGCAGAAGAAAGCGGTCTGCCGTGGAAAGAAGGCGCGTTCTTCGGTTTTGACGACTTTATGAAGGCTGCAAAGGAAAAAGATGCCACGTTGTATCAGACAAAAGCCGAAAAAAATGCACCGAGTTTTACGGGACCTTTAGGGGACCAGCAGACGGGGAACGGGAAAAAGTTTGTTCCCCCGAAAATTTTCTAAAAAGAAAGGATGAAATTTAATGGCAAGAATTGAAGCGTTGAGTATTCTCAACCAGGAGAGCGGCAAGGAGTTTCTGTCCGAGCTTTACGGCAAGGTAATTGAAAATGTGCAGAAAGCCCTTGTGTCCTCCGATATGAAAAACACAGACCTGTCCGGTGACCCGACATCCGGCTCCGTAGAAGCAAAACGCTTTGCAAACGCAAAGTCGCAGGACTACGGTACGGCGCGAGAAGCCAACAAGGGAAATCAGGTGAAGGCAAAGCCCGTTACCGTTTCGATTGATACAGACAAGGAGATTGTCGAGGAAATCGAGACGAAGGACACACGGCTTTACGGCGTCGACGGGCTTTTGGAACGCCGTTCTGCCAATCATGTGCTGAGTATGGCGACAGAATTGGACACCGAATTTTTCAAAGTTGCAGACGCTGCGGCAACCGTGGTGGAAATTCCCGAAGGCACGGCGATCGAGGATGAGCTGGAAAAGGTGATCCAGGAGTGTGAAAACACCAAAAACGACTTTGTGAACGGTGTGCCGCGTTATATGATGCGGCTTGTACTGAGTACGCAGTACTACGGGAAGGTACGCAACAACTTGGACAAACAGCAAAAGTCCAATGTGGACACTACCGCAGAGGAGTTCTACACCTGGCATGGTGTAAACTGCAAATCCTGTGTAAACCTTCCCGCCGGCACAAGATACCTGCTTATGGTGCAGGGTGCCGTGGCACAGCCGGTTATGTCCGACCAGTATGAGGCTGAAAAAATTCAGCTGTCCAATGCTTACGGCGTTTCCCTGTTCTATCACTATGGTACAAAAGCCGTAACGCCCGACCTTATTTTTAAGGGAGAAGCGGCTGCATCCGAGCCGTAATCAGAAGACAGATAATTTTAAGGAGGTAATTTGTTATGGCAAAATATCGCAACATCGTAACCGGTAACATCTTGCGCACGGAAAACGCAGAAGCAATCGCGCTTTTGGAAAAATCCGACAACTATGCGCTTGTTACGGAGAAAAAAGAAGCGAAAGCAAAAAGCGAAGCAAAAGCAAAAAGCGAAGCAAAAGCAAAAAGCGAAGCGAAATAAGGAGGTCGGCTATGGCGGCATATACGGATTATGCGTTTTACAAAGAAATGTTTTTCGGGGATGTACTGACGCAGGAAACTGCGGAAAAATGGCTGTCTCGTGCAAGTGATGCAATAGACAATCTTACTTTTTCGCGCCTGCAATCGGCATTTCCCACGGACGAATATCACGCGCAAAAGGTAAAGAAAGCCGTGTGTGCCGTCGCCGAAGCCCTGTATTTTATCGACCTTCAGCAAAAGGCGGACGCCGTGCAAAAAACGCAGGACGGTTCATACCGAGGCGCAGTTACGTCTGTTTCGTCCGGCAGAGAATCTGTTTCTTACGCAAGCGTCGGCGAAGCGGCGTCTGTCTATGCAAAAGCGGCCGAGAGCTCTGCGGAACTGGATAAGCTGATGAAAAGCATCACGGTTCGTTATCTTGCAAATGTCCCGGACGCGAACGGTGTAAATCTGCTGTATGCAGGGGAGGTGCACGGTGTACCGAGACACAGTTACTCTGTTTAATTATCACGAAAGCACAGGCCTTTGGTACCCAACTGTTTTTTCCAATGTCGACTTCGGCGTAAACACGACCACAAACGAGACGACAACCGGAAAAACGGGGAGCGATGCAGTTACACTCTTGATACACTGCACGCCGGACCGGCAATTTATTGCGGCGGACGGCAAGGAAAAAAGCTACCAGGCTGCAAAAGTATATGCAAAATGCAGTAATCCTGCCGATTGCATCACGTTCAAGACGGGGTGCGATTTTATATACTGCGGCGCGTGGGCGTGGGATGGTGTGGAGAGTCTGACGGAGGAAGACTATGCATCCGGGCTTTATCACGAAATGAACCAAAAGTATGACGGTGTATATCGAATATATTCCG